GTTGAATTGTTCCCATTCTTTCTAGCCACATGAATGCCTTCGGTGAAGGTGTGATTCCGAGCTTCTCTGTTAGGTAGGAGTGTACGTCCTTACAAACGGAGTAGACGGTTTTAGAACAGGCAAGTGATGCCCAAGCGATTCCGACTGCGGTAGCAGCGAGTTCTGGTAATCCCCATGATCGTTCAGGATATAGTAAGTGTGACAATAAGTCAGCTTCTTGTCTATAAGCCCTCATCATTAGGTTGTTGTAACCAAGAACCTTAATATTATTAAGATCGTTTGAAATTTGTGATTTCTTGTAATTTAACTTAGCGTTAAATCGTTCTAAGGCCAGTTCGGCCAATCTTCTCAAGTAGTTAGTGTTGTGCGTTGCAAAATATTGTTCGCTAAAAGCAATAAGGCTATCGTCTCCTTGAACTTTAATAAAAAATTCAGGTGATTCGATGTTTACGCCAGTTTGGCTTAGCAAAGTTAATATCATGATTGTGTTGACAAATGAATCAAGCAATTGGGTTTGTTGAAAACCGGATGCGATTCCATTTCTAGTCCAGGTGAACTTTCGTCCATCAGGTAAGCATATTGGTGTGTGTTTAATTGAATAACACATCCATCTCCAAAGTCTTTCTAACCTTTCATTCTCAGTTTGAGAATTGGGATAAAAATTAGTGGGTACATATCCATTATCGAAATCAAAGTATGATCTCCAGATGTTGTGAACATCGTCAATAATTTCATGTAGTGCTCGTTTGTCAAATTGGCTCCAGTCAAGTGATAGTATAGTATTTGGTTTACATTTAGTATAAATGCGATTCCAAATCTTACGCCATCCACCTTTAATCATCTCGTTTCCCCATAGCATGGGTGAGTCAACGTGTGCGTTAAGATACCTTTCTTGTAAAGGCCAGATGAAATGTTGTTCTGCCATTAGTAGTAACTTAGTTACTCCAAAAACAGCTCTGATTTTATCAGGTTCATCGTTTTCAACGACATGTGATCGAGCGTGAAGGTTTGTGAACTCGTATGGTTTAGGAGTTCCGTCTGGGTTCCAAAATTTTTCGTGTCCATCTTTAATCAGATGAATCAGTAGTCGATTTTCAATGAAGATTTCATCATATAGATTATGAAATGATCTTCGATTATCATCAATTAAGCCATCTCTTTGCTTTTCTAGCAATAGTTGACCAATATTTGATTGATAAGACCAAGGTGCTTCGGCGCTTGTATTAAGCGTCCAAGGATAATACCTTTGATCAGGAAAATGAATCGGCTTTAACTTCTTTCCAGGATGGAAGAGTTTCTGCGTTACACGAAGTGCACGATTGTAGTGATAGTCACGGTTTACA